AATAAAAGCGCGGGTGGTGGAATGGTCTACACACGAAACTTAAAATTTCGCGGCGAAAGCCTTGCGGGTTCGAATCCCGCTCCGCGCACCAACATTGGGTTCGAGTCCCACCACTCGCACCAGTTTAATGCGGGGTTCGTATAGTGGTAATACCCTAGCCTTCCAAGCTAGAGCTGAGGGTTCGATTCCCTTACCCCGCTCCATTTAAAACCCGCTCCATTTAAAATATGTTTGAAAAAATAATAGTACCAGAAAAAATTAAACAACAGCGGCTGAATATTTGTAAAGCCTGCGAGCACTACAAATCTGGAATTTGTAAGAAGTGCGGTTGTATTTTAAATCTGAAAACAGAAATTACATTCCAAGAATGCCCGATTAAAAAATGGGAAAAGTATAATTCTGGCCACGTAGCTCAGTAGGATTAGAGCATGAGCCTTCTAAGCTCAGGGTCGCAGGTTCGATTCCTGCCGTGGTCGCCAATTTAATAAATACCTTTGTTCTTTTTAATGGAGGTATTTTCAATGGCAGACATTAAAGTTTCTATCGTAAATCAAAGCACAGTTTTATCAGATCTAGATGTGAAGTCTGTAATGAGCGCATTACAGACACAAGTCACTCGAGACTTTGCGCCAATCTGGGGAATTGATGCTGATATAATTTTTGTACCAAAAGGACAAACACCTGATCCAAAAACTTGGTGGCTTGTTCTTTTGGACGATAGTGATACAGAAGGTGCACTCGGATATCATGATTTAAATCCTGCTGGTCTTCCGACGGCAAAGGTATTCGCTAAAACAGATTTAGATAATCATATGAAATGGTCTGTAACAGTAAGTCATGAATTGCTTGAGATGCTTGCTGATCCAGATATTAATTTGACAGCGTTTATTCAAACTGGAGATACATCAGGATATTTGTTTGCATTTGAAATGTGCGATGCAGTTGAAGATGATCAATTTGGTTATGATATTAATGGTGTAACAGTTTCTGATTTTATTCTCCCCTCATATTTTCAACAATCAATTCCAGCGACCAAATGGGATTTTTGTGGACATCTAAAGGCTGGCGTACCAAATATGCTTCCTGGAGGATATCTAAGTAAGTTTGCTGTTGGACAAAGACATGAACAGCCAGGATGGACTCAGATCACTGCACAAAAGTTGGTTGAGGGTTCTGAAGTTGTAAGTAGAGCAACACGTTCTCTTCCATCTTCTAGAAGAAAGAAGAGAGCTAATAAGACAGTTAGTTTGTAAGTCGTTGATTTGATTTATATTTTAAAGTTTTACTTTCTACCGACATGAGCATATAATATTTATTATTGGGTTCATAGCTCAGTCGGTAGAGCAGTAGACTTTTAATCTATTGGTCGAGGGTTCGACCCCCTCTGAACCCACCAATTGCCCATATAGCACAGCTGGTAGTGCAACTGATTTGTAATCAGTAGGTCGGGAGTTCGAATCTCTCTGTGGGCACCAATCGCGGACCTGTATTAATATTCCGCTTCAGTCAGAGCGAAAACAGGATGAGCTGCTGCTGCGGGGTTTGCTGATTTCCTGACACAACAATAATCAGCTGCAGTTTTTGCTCCCATCGTCTAACTGGTTAGGACGCCGCCCTTTCAAGGCGAGAATAGGGATTCGAGTTCCCTTGGGAGCGCCAATTTGAAGGCGGGTATGATGTAGTGGTAGCCTGTGTCCTTGCCAAGGATAGCGTGTGAGTTCGATTCTCACTACCCGCTCCAATGGTGATTGTAGATCAATGGTAGATCCCTGGATTGTGATTCCAGTCGTTGTGGGTTCGAGTCCCATCAGTCACCCCAATTGATTTGCGTGGTTAGCTCAGCGGTAGAGCAACGCCTTTACACGGCGTGGGTCGGGGGTTCGAATCCCTCACTACGCACCATCTTAATATTTTGTTAATGACTTTTCAACTAAATAATTATATCTGAACTCTCTCCCGAAAAAGGTAACAAAATGTCTAAGCTGCTTTTTATATTGAAGCGCAGAGAAATGACTACTGACGAAAATTCAGTTCTCAACAAAGAAACAAAACCAAACTTCAAATATTGTATTTCTTCTGGACTTAGAAATTCAGCAATGTTCGTCGTTAACATGTTGAATGAAAATGGAATAGAAGCAAAGTTGGTAGAAGTTGTCGACAATAATTGTATCGATCGCGAAGTGAGTTTATATAAACCCACGCACGTCATTATCGAAGCATATTGGGTTGTACCTGAAAAATTTGATGTATTGACTAAATTGCATCCAAAAGTGAAATGGATTGTTCGCAATCACAGCGAACTTCCATTTTTAGCTAACGAGGGTATTGCTATTGATTGGACACTAAGATATCTAAAACACAAAGATGTCTATTTGGCACCAAACAGCTTCAAATCATATCACGATATGAAGAAAATGGTCGCAGCATCACACAGTAGCTTGGTTTCAGAATATAAGATCATTTATCTTCCAAATTATTACCCAACTGATGGAAATATAAAACCAAGACCTCCAATCGGAGAAACAATCAATGTTGGATGTTTTGGAGCAGTGCGTCCTCTGAAGAATCATTTAGTCCAAGCAGTTGCTGCGATTCATTTCGCAAGAGTAAACAGAAAGAAATTGAGATTCCACATTAATGTCGCCAGAATAGAAGATGCTGGTAATAATGTTCTCAAGAGTTTAAGAGGATTATTTAAAAATCTTGATCCAAACAAGTATGAACTTGTGGAGCATGGTTGGCTCGATCATAAAGATTTTCTTGAGTTAGTTAATACGATGGACATCGGTCTGCAGGCAAGTTTCACTGAAAGTTTTAATATTGTTGCTGCTGATTTCGTTTCGATGGGCGTACCGATGGTTGTTTCTGAAGAAATTGAATGGATGCCTAAACAGTTTGTTGCTAAACACACAGACTCACAATCCATTTATATTAAAATGGAAAAGGTTCTTCGTTGCTTTAATTTTTGGAAGAGGGGAAGAGACGCTCTCATTAATCTATTAAAGTATAACAAGAAATCTAAAAAGATTTGGGTTGAGCATTTCAAATATTATTAATTTACTTTTAGACGACAGTAAACTATAATAATGTTCTATTGAGGGATCGTCTAACGGCAGGACGACGGACTTTGAATCCGTCTATCGTGGTTCGAATCCACGTCCCTCAGCCAATTGCCTCGTAGATAAATAATCCGAGAATGCAGTCTATAGCAGCTATGAGAATGCTCCCGCCGAAGCATTGAATATAGATAATCGGCACAGATTTAAGGAAGCGTGGTCGAGTGGATTATGGCTCTAGTCTTGAAAACTAGCGACTGTCACAGGTCCGTAGGTTCGAATCCTACCGCTTCCGCCAAATTGCCCTGATGTTGAAATTGGTAGACAATGTGGTCTTAGAAGCCACTGCCGTAGGCGTGGGGGTTCGAGTCCCTCTCAGGGCACCAATTATGAGGAATTATGGCTGCTAAAAATGACATAACGGGAGATTCTATTTCTTCTAAGATCACCAATCAAAAGCTTTATGCTCAAAATTGGGATAGGATCTTCGGAAAGAAGAAAAAGAAATCTAAAAAGAAGAAATCCAAATAACTAAATATATCGGACTTCTCAAAAGGATATTAATGATGTCTGATAAATTAGCAGTTGAATATCACGATCATCTGAACCCCAAGATTTGGGGCGGCAAAGATGGAAAAGAATTAGATCAAAAAGTCAGAGCCAAGTGTTTAGAGATTGCCAAAGAATTTGAAAAATTCTGCGACACTCCACTTGACGTTAAGGATATCGTATTAATCGGTAGTAATGCTAATTATAATTGGAATCCAACTTCAGATCTTGATATTCACATTTTGTGCGACATTGAGAAGTTAAAGAGCTGCGAGAACATTACTCGCGAGTTTTTTGATGTTAAGAACAAAAAGTTCAAAGAGCAATATGACATTCGCATCTATGGACTTGCTATTGAGGTGACAGTTCAAGATATTAAGATGGGTTTTGAATCTGATGGAGTTTATTCCTTAATCAAGAATAAATGGCTAAGTGTGCCAAAATACTCACCACCAAAATATGATGAGGATGAAGCAAAGAAAATTTCAGATACTTGGAAAAGTAAGATTCTTTCAGCTATTAAAAAGCCGAGCGCATCACATAAATCTTTACAGAAGATTAAAGATGATCTCAAGAAGTTGCGCCAAAGTGGCTTGAATCGTAAAGGTGAATTTGACGAAAAGAATATTGCATTTAAAGATCTTCGTAGAACTGGTGTTGTTGAGAAATTAAAGAACGAAAGAGATAAGAAATTAAAGCAAGAGTTGTCATTAAAAGAGTGAGAGGTGAATCGTGTCTTTGGTATTAGTAACTGATAGTGCAGGCACTCCGAGAGAGTGGGCTGATATGGAAACTGCATGTACATATTATGCTAAAAAGAAAGTTCTTTGGGAAATTGGATCTAATGTTAAAGAATTCTTTGGTGGTAAAAACAACCAAGGCGTAACTTCAAAAATTTCCATTTCATCAATCATTGGCGTCAGTGGTCCAATTTTTGGTAAAGAATTTTACGATCGAGAAACTGTTTATACAGATCGCTATATTCTATACGCAAGAGATCATCATCTCTGTGCCTATTGTGGTGATGTATTCACACCTAATAATTTGACAATTGATCACGTTACTCCAAAGTCTCGTGGTGGTAAAAATATTTGGATGAATACAGTTACAGCTTGTAAGCCTTGTAACATGAGGAAGTCTAATAAGACTCCAGAAGAAGCTAAGATGCATCTTCTTTATGTTCCTTATATTCCAACAAGACAAGAGAAGATTCTTCTAAAGAATCGTAAAATCCTTGCAGATCAAATGGAGTTCTTATTGGCTAGGATTCCTAAGAATTCCAGAGTCTGGAAGTATAAGGGGTTCGGAGGAGTCTCTATAAGCCATTGATTTTATTGTAAATTTTTCTATTTACTTTTTCATTAAATGATAGTATAATGAAATGGTTGAGTTTATTTTTAATTTTGTAATTAATGAGGTGAATTATGGCTAAAAGTTCTCAAATGTTTGTTCTCTATAATTTGATGAAGGCTGCTGGCAACAAGGGTGTCGGTAAGAAGGAAGTCGCTAAGGCTCTTAATGTTAAGGAAAGTTCGGTTCCTGTTTATTTCTTCGCAATGAAGAAGTATTTCAAGGCTGAGTATGACATTGTTAAGCAGGGTCGTCAGATTGTTGCATACAAGCTCATCAACTCTGATAAGATTTCTGTTCCTCAGTTTCGTAAGGGCAAGGTTAAGGTAGTTAAGGCTTCTAATCCTGTCGTCACTAAGGTAGTCAAGAATAAGAAAGTCGATGAGGTTCCAAATATCGAAGATGATAGTGGAATCACTCAGATCACTGATCGAGAGTTTTCCGACATCAAGTCGACCCTTGGTTTGATCTGATATAAGGAGGGGAGGAGAACACCTCCCCTATCATATGCCTAAAAATACACTAAGCGATTTAATTTCTGGAACATCAGAGTGGCTTGCTCTTAAAGATTTGCCTTCTACTTCAACAGCTGGTTGGAGGGCTCTATCAGCTGCAGGTAAGATAGGTGTTTATATCGTTGCTCTTCGAAATGATATCGAAGAAATCGATAATAATAATTTTATCTGCAGTAAAGTTGGTTATATTGGGAAATCTTCCGATATTGTAACTCGAACATCAAATATTAGGGCTACCGTAAAGTCGTCGAAGCAATCATATCATAATTGTGGAAGTTACATTAAAAAACGTTTAGATCAAATTTCATTAGATCAATATGTTGTTAAATATCTTTACACCAAAACCGAAGAAGATAACACTAGGCTTGAGTCCGAATATCATCGTGTAATGACTGAAAACTTCGGAGCTCCTTTTGCTTGGAGAGAAGCTTCAGGTGGCAAAGACGGAAGACTCGAGAGAATTGCTAGCGATCTAGAAATTTTAACTGATGATGAGAAGCTGAAAGCTTATGAGCTTCTTTACACAGAGATTCCTAAAATTCTCATGCGTCGATATCATGATGAAATTCTTTCTAGAGAAGATGAATGAATATATTTTATTTGGATAAAGATCCTCGTGTAGCTGCCGAGTACCATTGCGATAAACACGTTGTCAAAATGATACTCGAGTCCGCTCAACTATTGAGCGGGGCGCATCGCATACTTGATGGCCAAAAAATAGAAAAGAAATGGGTGCTAAATGATTCACGCGAAAACATTCTTTATGGAGTTTCTCACATTAATCACCCCAGTGCTATCTGGACTCGAAGTAATATCGATCACTATCGCTATTTGTATGAGCTTTTTGTTTTTCTAATCGACGAATACAAATATCGATATAACAATAAAACTCACAAATGCGAAACTCTATTGGAACCTTTATTTCCATGTCCGTATAATATTGATTATGAGGCTCCTTGGAGCGACCCTCCGCAGGCAATGCCAGAAGAATGCAGAATAGAAAATAATTCCGTCCAAGCATATAGGAACTATTATATTAAGCATAAATATAAATTTGCGAAATGGACTCGTCGCGAAATTCCTTCTTGGTATATTGTAACGGAGAATAAAAATGAGCAAGTATTGGGGCTACCATCTTATCCTTGATTGTGCAGCATGCGACAAGTCAAAGATTACAGACAAACAACATATTATCAACTTCACTAAAGAACTCGTTAAGCGTATTGACATGACGGCTCACGGCGAGCCTATTGTTGAATATTTTGCTCAAGAGTTTGAAGACAAAGCAGGATACAGCATGTTACAGTTGATAGTAACTTCTAATTTAGCTGCGCATTTTATTGATTCCAGTGGTGATGCGTATTTTGATGTTTTTTCTTGTAAGGAATTTAGTAATCAGACCGTAATAGACACAATTCGTGAGTTTTTCTCTCCACAGAATATTAATCATACATTCTTAACTCGAGATGCTACAGCTAAATCTCTGGAAGTGGAGTAATAAATAATATTATGGAATATACTTTTAAACATAAACGATCTGGTAAAATCGTAACATATGAAATGAAGCTTTCCGAATATGATGCCTTTAAAGAAAAGCATCCTAATTTAGAAAGATATTTTGATGAAGCTCCACCTCTTGCTTATGGTGGTACTGGAGACTTTTACGGCAGAAAAACTGACAATACTTGGAAAGAAGTAATGGCAAAGATCGGAGAACAAAATCCACGTTCTCCTCTTGCTGATCAGTATCGCCGCAAGAGTACTAAAGAAATTAAGACTAATCAAATTCTAGAGAAGCATATAAAGAAAGCGCAGAAAGCACAACAACCCAAAAGGTGATACGTGTCAAAAAGAAGAAATAATAATAATAATGAAGAAGAAATTCTAATTGACAAGAAACAAACTGCTAAATTTAAAAGTTCTGATTTGAGGCAGTTTGATCCGTTAACTGAGAACCAAAGATTATTTTTTGAGGCTTATGACCGAGGTGACTATTTTATAATGTTGACTGGTTCGGCTGGAACTGGAAAATCTTTCATCGCTTTATATAAAGCAATGGCTGAAGTTCTTGATAGAACCAACTCCTTTCAAAGAATAGTAATAGTACGTTCTGCCGTTCAATCTAGAGACTTAGGATTTACTCCAGGATCTGTTGAAGAAAAGATGTCTCTTTATGAACAGCCTTATATGCAGATCGCAACTCAGTTCTTTGGACGTAGGAACGCTTATGAGGAGTTGAAAGACCAGCATAAAGTTGAGTTTATTTCAACCAGTTTTATTCGTGGTATGAGTTTTGACGATGCAATTATTATAGTCGATGAGTGTCAAAACTTGAATTGGGAAGAATTATCGACTATAATGACTCGCGTTGGATATCGTTCTAAAATTGTATTTTGTGGTGATTACAGACAGTCAGATCTTCATAGGAAACAGAATGATCGTTCAGGTCTTTCTAAATTTCATAAAGTAGCGAAGACAATGCAATCGTTTACGAACATTGAATTCACTACTGAAGATATTGTAAGAAGTAGTTTGGTTAAAGACTTCTTAATTGCTGTCGATAAATTTGAAAAGGAAAATGATTGAAAACTTTTAAACATGATTTTGTGACGCTTCCTAAAATGAGTCGAGTTGAATTTGAAGGTAGGCGTTATTATGTAACTCCTTCTGGAAAAAACTACCAGTCTGTAACTACTCTTACAGGTAAAGTGAACGCCAAGGCTATTCAGGAATGGCGTAACAAAGTTGGAGAAGAACAAGCAAATAAAATTTCAACACGAGCAGCTAATCGTGGGACTAGCATGCATAAAACTGTTGAAAATTATCTTCTCAATAAAATTGAAACGGATCCGCTCGGTAGAATGTTGCTCGAAGATATAAATCCTCTCAATACGGCAATGTTTACAAAGATCAAGCCTCTGGTTGATCGACTGGACAACATTAAGCTTGTTGAGGGCACAATGTACAGCGACTCCCTAGAACTCGCTGGGACTGCTGACTGCGTTGCTGAATATAGCGGCGAGTTGGCTGTAATCGACTTCAAGACATCTACTCGCCCTAAGAAGAAAGATCATATTGGTAACTATTTCATGCAAGGTGCTGCTTATGGTAGGATGTATGAAGAACTTTATGGTCAAGCGCCAACTAAGATTGTAATTATGATGTCAGTTGAGGCTCTTGATCATGGTGTCTCTTATATCGAGCCTTATGATAAATGTTTAAAGATGTTAACTGATTTTATGAAAACTATTTGACTTTACAATTGAGAACTTATATAATAGAGTGTCGGCTATGAATATTAGTAAAGAAACTTTATATCACTTTAGTTGTACTGAATGTAAACTCTGGTGGTCAGTTGCCAATACTGATGATTGGAAGCCAGAGAAGATGTATTGTCCTCATTGTGGTGTATTGCATTTAATAAATATTGATTAATGGTAGTAAACTCTTAAGTAAAGGCATCTTGGACGGGGGTTCAATTCCCCCCATCTCCACCAAATTAAGGGAACTGGAAACTTGTAATCTCCAGTTTTAAAAGAAGAGAATTCTCTCGCCCACTATGGGGATGATCGGGTTCGACAGGGTGAGTAATAGGCAAAGGGCTACCAGTGAGGCGACTGACTTAATCAGCGCAAACAAAGTAAACGCAAACGATGATGTTTACGACATGGCTCTAGCTGCTTAATCGCAGTATTAGAATACCAGAGTTGACTGCTTGGTAACAGAAAAGTCAGGGGTTGGTGGCTTTTACACCACCAACCCTTTTTTTATTAAAAGGAAATACGGAATGATTACATTTGTTGCTGCAGCATACAAAGAAAAATATGATCCATATTTGTTTATTTCAGCCATGTTGCTGCAAACAGATCCCAGATGGAAATGTTTAATATATTGCGATCAGCCTAATACTTACGTCAACAAGGCTGTTAGACATTTCAAAGACGATAGAATCACTGTTGTCTCAAATAAAAAACCAAAAGGATTCTGGGGACATTACAACAGAAAACATGCTCTAGAAGAACTGGTTGATACCGAGTTCATAATACAAGCATCCATACAAGACTATTATATTCCCATAACAGTCCAAGAAATCTTAGAAAACTTCAACAATAAAGATTTAGTATTTTTTAATTGCATTCACAATCATAAAACAGTATACTCAGATCACAAAAGTTATAGCAGAGTTCAGGATACGATTTTATTAGCTCGTAGAATCGACTGGAGTTCTTATGCGGTAAGAACTAATATCGCTAAAAAGATAGGAATAAATAATCCCGAATCAGATATTTGTGATGGAATTTTTGCAGAAGAATGCGCTAGAAAAATCCCACCAGAGAGAATTATGAAGATACATAAACCGTTGGTAGTCCATAATTAATGAAGATAGCTATCGTCGGAGGAGGATGGGTCGGTTGTCATTTAGCGTATAAATTGAAAGATTTGCACGATATTGTTTTATTTGAAAAAAACGAAAAGCTTTTTACTGAGACTTCTTACAATAATCAAAACAGATTGCATTTAGGCTATCATTATGCTAGGAATTTTAAAACTAGAAAGCTCTGTTTAGATACCTATGAGAAATTCTTATTCGATTATGGTCATTTGACAGAAAAAGTTTCTAATAACTATTACTGCATTCCCCATGAATCAATATTAGACTTTGCCACATTTCAGCAAATATTCCATAAATTCGGAAATAAAGAAGTAGAATCTCCTTTTGAAAATATTGAAGGCTGCGTATACACAGAAGAAAGATACATCAATTTCCATAAAGCTCATGAGTTCTTTAATGATGTGTTGAGAGACATTTTTGTCAATAGGAATATTAATTCCATAGATGATATAGCAAACCAATATGATCTTGTTATTAATGCGACTAATAATTTTTTAGATCACAATGAGAATAGCTTTTTTGAATTGACGCTCACACTTTTATACAATAAAAACAATCAAATAAAGTTTGATGCCATGACATTAGTCGACGGTGAATTCTTTTCTCTCTACCCATACAAAGAAAATAAATATACTTTGACTGACGTAGAACATACTCCGATAGCTAGATTTAATTCAGTTAAAGAATTGAACGCTTATTCGATCAGCACTGATCTAATCCAAAGTAAGAAAAAATTGATTGAGGAAAAGGTAATCTCATATTATCCTAATTTCCTATTCGACTTTATCTATGATGGATATTTTTTGGCAACCAAATCGAAAGTTCATAGTCAATCTGCGGACAGATATCCAGTTATAACAAAAGCTGGAAATGTTGTAAGCTGTTTCACAGGAAAAATTCAAGGCATTTATGTGATCGAAGAATATATACAAGATTTATTAAAATGACAAAAGAAGAATTAATTTATCTTTTCGAGAAATATTTGAAACGTCAACCAAACTCTCATGAGTTTCAAACTCATGAGAGAAAAAACTATGATCAATTTGAGATTGAGATTTCTGAATGCCCAGAAAGAAAATTATTAAATCCAGCAAAAATTGCTATACTATTGTCTGGTCATATTAGAAACTTAAACATATTGAATTCAATCATTGACATATCAAAAAGACATAGTGTTGATTTGTTTGTTTTCTCTTGGGATAATGTTGGACTGAAAGGAAAGGAAACTAATTTAAACGATGAGGTGGATTATAAATTAATTGAGTCTAGACTATCTAAATTACCAAATGTAAAAGCATACAAAATCGAGAATAACAAAAAGTTTATATTAAAAAATCAAAATTCTAAAGTAACATACCTCAATTATTCCTCGCCAGAAGTCTTTATAAAATCCCAGTTGTACTCTATACACAACAGTTTTAAATTATTAGAAGAATATGTAAAGAATAATGACGTTGAATATGAAATGGTAGTGAAGTGTAGAATGGATAGTGATTTTATAAGATTCAATCCTGATAGTTCTTTGTTTAAAGACATAAACGAAAACAATATTATATTTGTTCCAAATTCAGATTGCGACCATATTCATCCAGATTATGGAACATCATGTTGGGCTTGTGATAACATGTACTACAAACATAATCTAAAAAGAGTTCATATATTTGAACATACCAATATTGTTTGTGATCTTTTTGCTTATGGAAGCTTCAAATCAATGAAGAAGTACTGCTCTCTTTATAATGAATACGATAAACTCAATGAGACCTTCACTGAAGAAAATTTAAGATCTATAGAAAATGGTGATATTGTTTATACTAAAGAAAATAATGTTTATCGCCTACCAGATTCTTGTCACACTAAAAGCACATATTATCTTAATTGCTCATACCCAGAAAGACTATTGCAAAAATATTTAAGAGATTATATGTTGGTTCGATCAGAAAAAATAAAAATGAGATTTTATAGGTAATTTATGAAATTGTTATTTGGTAGTACTGGATTGATCGGAAAAACATTATTAGAATCTGAAATGTTCTGCGGATTCAATACTAAAAATAGTAATGACTTCAATTCAATCGCAGAAAATGGAGATGAGTTATATCTTTGCTGTTTACCAGCGGCTAAATGGCAAGTCAATCAAGCCTTGGATCGCGATATTCGAAATATTGAACATATAACAGATATTATTAGTAAAAAGCGATATTCCAAAGTTGTATTAATTTCAACAATTGATGTTTATTGTGAATCCCCATTAAAATATAATGAGGATTATGTACCTCAAATAAAATCATTAAATTATGGATCAAACAGATATCTTTTTGAACTGTTTGTTAGAAGTTTTGTAAAGTTTGATGATCTAAAAATATTTCGTTTACCAGCACTGTACAATAAGCATATCAAAAAGAATATACTATTTGATCTATTAAATAATAACAATGTGGATAAAATTAACATCAATTCATCATATCAATGGTACAATTTAAATAATCTCTGGAATGATATTAAAAAATATTCCGCAGAATATCCAAAAGAAACAATCTTCAATTTATTCCCAGAGCCAATAGAAACTAAAGATATTGTTGCGATGTTTCCTGAATATAATTTGACTCTCTTTGGAAACAGAGTACAATATGATTATACAACTAAATTAACCGATAGTGGGTATATTCAAACAAAAGGAGAATCCCTGAGAGAAATCCAGGAATTTATAAATGGATCTCGCGCTAAGTAACCTTGCGTGGAAAGATGAAGATTCTATTAAAGTTTTTAAGTTACTAAAACAAAAACAAATTAATAAAATCGAATGCGTTTTCACAAGAATCAAAGATTGGTCAGAATTGACTGATGAGGATATCATTGGATATAAAAATATTCTTGAGAATAATAACATAACACCGTATTCAGCTCAATCTATATTTTACGGAATTAATTGCGAACTATCTGAAATTGATTTAATCGTAAACCACTTTAAAAAACTAATACAATACTCAAAAATTTTAGGATTAAAAGTATTAGTTTTCGGATCACCCTCTCTAAGAAAAAAATGCTCACTCTGGCAAGAATCATTAGTTGAGATATTCAAAACAGTTGATGGTCTATTAGAAGAAACAGGAATAACTGTTGTGATTGAACCGAACGCCAAAATCTATGGTGGAGAATTTTGGCATAGAGTTTCTGAGATCGTAGAATTCATTGAAGAAAATCAATTACAAAATATTCGAACGATGATTGATACACATAATATAATTTTAGAACATTCTGATCCTAGAATAGAATTAATAAACAATAAAAATTACATAGAGCACGTTCATATATCTGAAGAAAAAATGAAGAATATAGAACTGAACGAAACTCATTTAAAATTCGCGGAACAACTCAGAACCATAGGATATGATAAAACAATTACATACGAAGTGTTAAACAATGATGGAGTATTAGAGAGTCTTAACTTATTTTGTAATATTTACAAAGATTAATTTTACTATTAAGAATTGTTACAGTATAATAAATACTTTAATTGGGCGATAAAACTGATAAAGAGTTATCGCCTTTTTTTATCGCTAACAAACATGGGAGTAACTAACATGAATGCGATATTTAATTTAACTGACGAAAAACAATCTTTGTTTTATAAGTTTGGGGGATTATTTGGATTATTTTTTCTGCTTGTTTACATTCCTGCATCTAACTATGTTAGATTGAACAATGAACTAAAGAGGCAGCAAAACTTACACCAAGAATATGTAAATCAGACAAGCACCACCATTGGTACGCTTTCAAATCAATTGCAAGAAATAAGTTCAAAGTATCAAAAGACTGAGTTCTTTAAAAGTGAAGTCAATTGCCTAGCAGATAACATCTATCATGAGATTGGTGTTGAGTCTGAAGAAGGAATGCGAGCTGTGGCTCAGGTGACGCTCAACAGAAAGCGCGAAGGATTTGCTAACACGATCTGCGGAGTCGTACACCAGAAAAACGGCAATGTGTGTCAATTCTCTTGGTTCTGCACTGACTATTCCAAACCGAATATGTACGCTTATAGAAAAGCATACAATGTTGCTAAGAATAGTTTGATCAATGGGATTGCTTTAAGTGAACTATCTAATGCGCTTTATTATCATGCTGATTACATAAGACCATCTTGGTATAAAGAAAAGCTTGAGATAGCTCATATCGGTCCTCATATTTTTTATGCTGAAAAGGGTAACTAATGGCAACAAAGGAAGAGAAGAATAATTTCTCAATTCAAATTGAGAGTTTAGTGATTGAGAAGGAAATAACATATATTGAGGCGATCACACAATACTGCGAGGAAACTGGTCTAGAGGTTGAGCTTGCTGCGACTTTGGTCAATGATGTTTTAAAATCAAAAATAAAATCGGAAGCTCAACAGCTTAGATATTTACCAAGGAGTTCTAAATTACCGTTATGAACGGATATGATGCATTTCAAACTTATCAAGCCGTGAGGCTTCATTTTATGAACGATAAGTTTGATTATTTTGCTTATAACGGTAAATCTAAAACTTCTCCTGAAGCCTTCAATTTAAGAAAAGACAAGTATACTTTTCATAAAATTGCAAGGATGTTCGATGAAGCAGAGCTTCCTTACTTCTTTGCTATTAATTTTTTAAAGAGAGACAGTAAAGCATGGATTGCTGGGATGCTTCAAGAAGAAGCATTTGAAGTTTTTAAAAATTGGAAAAAATGGCAAGAGGATAGAGTCGGCAATTTGAAAAACAATTTGGTCGGTTTATCAAATGCGGGTAAATTTGAAAATCTCATTATTTCTAAAGATGGTCAGTTTCCTGAGCTCTTAAATATGGTACTTAGAAATGATCTGAATTATGATGTTCTAGTTATTTTAGATCACTATATCCATTTTATGGATTCTTGGGATAAAAAGATAGAAGATGATTTTATTTGGAAAGAATTTCACAAAAAGTTTAAAAAATATAAGCCATTTTTTCTATCGTATGCGCCATTAAGTGATATGTTCTATAAAAAGATGATAAGCGAAGGATTGAGAAGATAATGCAAGTCAAAATATATCAATCATATTATAACTTTGATAATGTTCCTTTTTTGGATCCTGATTTCATTCCACTCAACAACTTTAAGAATTCTGCACCAGAGTTAAGAGAATATCCTCTATTCAAACAACTCTATGAGGAAAATAAAGAATTTGGTGGACATTGGGGATTATCTTCTTGGAGATGGCATCAAAAAACTGGATTGACAGGATCCAAGTTTATCAATTGGATTAAGTCCAATCCTGGATTTGACGTTCATCATTTCAGCCATCAAGCCGCCACTCCAATCAAGTTTAATAATCTTTTCGTACAGGGTGATGAGTTTCATCCTGGAATGATTGATTATACAAACCTTCTTTTGAAAAAACTAGGTCATAAGTTTAAGATAGAAAAAACAAGATTCCCTCCGAATCTTTTTATGGCTTCTCATTATCACATTGGTAATAATCGATTCTGGAAAGATTGGATTGATTTCTTAGAAAATAGTTTGGAAATTTCTAGAAATGATAAGAAGCTTAATGATTATCTATATGTAAAGACTTGTGAACATCGAGGTCAGAATTTAATAAATTTTTGTTTTGTTGTTGAGAGATTGGTCAGTTTATTCTTATATTTAAATCAAGATAAATTCAAAGTATTAGAATATCATAATTATGTTTATAAATGATTTGCTTTTACAGATTGATTGGAGTATAATATATAACTGTATATAATGAATAAAGTGGATAAGTTGAATACAATTAATACTACGCACACGGAGAATATAAATGAATATTAGCGCACTAAAAAAGAAGTCCTCTATGGACAAGTTGACAAAGGCTATCGAAGGTCTTTCTGGTGGAGCCTCAAAGAATGGAGCTGATAACCGCTTTTGGACAGCAGAAGTTGACAAGGCAGGAAATGGTTTCGCCGTCATTCGCTTTCTCGATTCGCCTCAGGTAGATGGCGAAGATGGAATGCCATGGGTTCAGATTTTCAATCATGGATTCCAAGGTCCAGGCGGTTGGCTCATTGATAACTGCTTGACTTCTATCAATCAGAAGTGTCCAGTCTGCGAATATAATACATCACTTTGGAACAGCGGTATCGAAGCGAACAAGGATATCGTTCGCAAGCAAAAGCGAAAGTTGAATTATATCGCAAACATTCTAGTTGTTAAGGATGCAGCTCATCCTGAGAACGAAGGTAAGGTTTTCCTCTTCAAGTTTGGTAAGAAGATCTTCGATAAGATTAAGGAAAAGATCGAACCTCAGTTCGAAGATGAGAAGGCAGTTAATCCTTTCAATTTCTGGGAAGGAGCAAATTTCAAGCTCAAGATTCGTAATGTCGAAGGCTATCGTAATTATGATAAGTCTGAGTTTGATGCAGTAAGTGCGGTTGCTGATGGCGACGATGAAGAGATCGAGAAGATCTGGAAGAGCGAACATTCCCTCAAGGAATTCCTCAAGCCATCAGAGTTCAAGTCCTATGAGGAGTTGAAGGCTAAGTTGGATCGCACTCTCGGTGCTGCTGATTTCAAGGCACGTACTAAGAGCGTTGCTGAGGCAGGCGATGAGTTGGATGAGGTTGTTATGGATCCGACAGGAGCCTCTGATGATGATACGCTTTCTTATTTCAATAAGTTAGCCGCTGAGTAAAAACGACCGAAATATGTACGCGAGTGGATGAGTCCCATCTCACCAATTAACATTGGAGCGGTTCAAGCGTCGTTTTGAGGGGAGCTTTGGCTCCCCTTTTTTATACATTCAAGTTAGCCATCTGAGCTAATGGATGATCTTGAATTCCTGCAAAGTTCATTAACACTGACATATCCGCATTTTTAGCAGTTACTGATATTTGTGGTGCTGATGATTGTGGTGCGGTTTGATTGTTTTGATTGTTTACAACTACTGTCGGTGAAGCTTGTACTTGTGGCTCAGCTTTTTGTTCTTCATTATGTCTTTTATTTTCCATGGAATGCCATGGGTTCAGATTTTCAATCATAGATCCCAAACTTTTAACAGTTTCAGCATCACTTTCTGCTTTAGTTTTTGCTGGAATTAAATCTCTTGCTTTCTTTTCAGCTTCAATTCTAGTTTTTCTGGCTTCTTCTTGAGATCCACCTTTTCTGAGGGTATCGAATTCAGCCTGATCTCCAGCCTTTTTGATTTTATATTCTTGTCTAACTAATTCTTCTTCTGATCCACTATCCGCAGGTATTTTTTTCGTTGCACCCTCTATTGTTGGAGGATTTAGATCTCCAGCTTGTGCTCTTAATGCAGCTCCCCCTTCTATATCTAAATTTCTAAACGCTGCCCAAGTTGCAGATAATGCTTTTTTGTTTCCTTTAACTTGATCATATAAATTTTTAGCTAATTTGTCTTGAGTTTTTTCATCAAACATTACACTTTTATAATTTTCACCGAATTCCTTTTTAGCCTGTTCTTCTAAAGTTCCATAATTAAATTGATAAGCTCCTATAGCTCCAGTTCCAAAATTTGGATTGACTCCAGCAACCTTTCCTCTGGTATTTGGGATTAATACATCGCGTTGAAACTTTAAAATTTCTCCGATTGTCATTTTTGTCGGTAGTTTGTCTGGCTTTCCATATTTACCGTAGGCATAAACAGTATCATATGGATTTTTTTGACTTGCCGTACCTTCATTCTTCATTATATTTTGTTTTACATCTTCAAATTCAATATTAGAATAATTTCCTAATGGTGATGCAGCTCCTGTTGTTGATGGCTTTTCTGGTATGGTTTGAGTTGCCTCAGCTTCATCACTTGATAATCTTTCACTGGAATCTTCTTTTCCGACAATGTCATGCGCGATTGATCTTGTTGCAAAATCACCAGCCATATAACCACCAACTCCACCAACAACTCCACCAACAGCTCCACCAATTGCTGTTCCTACTCCTGGAAACACAGCAGTCCCAAGTGCTGCACCTAGTGTTCCGAGAGCTACTGCTCCCGCCTCTGCTCCTGCTACCCCTCCAGCAACTCCTGCTCCAGACTCAATTAGATTTTTTTTGCTTAGTTCTTTAGTTCCTCCGAGTTGAGGAATATAATCTATTGCCTCAACTAAGGCACTAAAAACTGCGGTTTTGGCTCCCGATTTTAATACCCCCTTCAATACACTGCTAGATCCTTGTGCAGCAGCTCTTCTTGCCGCTATATTTTTAAAAGATTTAATTTTCGCTAGCTGTTCTGGATCTCTTGCAAATTTCAATGCTTCTTTTTCTTCTAGAATTGCTCCAGAATATACATCTTTAAATTTACCGTCTTCGAGTCTAACTATACCTGCTCTCTTAAGATCGCTCAATTCTTTCTTAGTTGCTGCACCAAATAATCCTTCTTTTTTTAGAATTTCTGCCATTTCTTCATAACTTACTGGCTTTTTATTCTTATAATCGAACCATCCACCTTTTCCTCTTTTTTCTATTCCACTTTCTTTCAGTGTGGAGACTTGTTCTTCAGAAAGTGTATATTTTGACTTTCCGCTGCCGATAGTGGCGCCGCGCCCGATACCTGAAGCCTCTTCTGCTGCGCGCACAGCACCAGCCGCAGCTTCTTCACCAAATCCAAGAGCTTTTCTGCCCAAGTTTGCTGCATCTGCAACTGCACCTAAACCACCCCATCGAATAGCTTGACCAATAATACCACCCTTACCAAGAAAACGTTTAATTACAGCGAGATCAATTATTACATCTTTTATCTTATTAAGAATACCGCCATTCTGATCTTTCAACATCTTTATGATTTCATCTAGTTTTTTGTCAATCTTTTTTTCAAATTCTTCTAACTCATATTGCCTTTCGTCTTGTAGGGCTTGAATTTGTTCTGCGTCTGGTTTATCTGACCCACCTTCAGTTTCTAATTTTACATCTATATCTTTCTTTATTTCTTGAATTTCATTCTTTAGGGATTTTATTTGTTCTTGGATATCCCCTCCAGAAATTCTCTCACTCATCATAAATGAAGGATTTATATTTTCTGATTGTTTAAATCCTTCTTGAGCTGCTTTATTGAGAACCCTACTGTATGGGGAAGTTGCACCACCTTCTTTTGAGGCATATCTTGCCCCAGCTCCCAATTCTTTAACTTGCATATTTTTTGGAGCAAGAGGATCATATCCATATGTTTTATCGCCCATGGAATAAGTTTTAACAGAAATTCTATCATAGATTTTTGAAATCTTTTTTGAGATCGAAGAGACATTCTCTTCAATTTTATTTGTTGTTGTTTGAATATTCTGTATATTCTTTTCATTTTTCTTTATTGATCTTTTAATTTCTTTCAGATCTAATGCGCCCATTTCATTAGTCTTTCTATTTGGAGAAACCTCTTTTTCTTCTGGTTGTTTTATTTCTTCTTCTGTTTGTTGAGGAGAAAATCTTTCTCCAAATAGAGATTTGATAATATTGAAATTTACTTTTTTGGTTTTCTTTGAATTTGTATCGACATATTTCTTTAAGAAAACTAGAGCTTCTTCTTTTGCCTCATTGAAATTGATATTTGGGTTTTCTTTGAGAATACCCATGGCTATTTCATTCAATGAAGATCCAGTTGGCGTTTTGAATTTTGTTAGGTTTTTCATTTTCTCTTTGCTTTATTTTCCAGTTCTCTTAATTTTGCAGCCTCATTTTCTTCTTTAATCTTAGCAGACAACATACCAATATAGGTATCTTTTTCCCAAGGAACCATTTCATCAAACATTCTGAAATCAATTTTGTGGTGATAGAGGAGAGCAAAATTCAAATTAAAAAACTCCTTTAACCCACCATTACCAAAGCTTAGATAAAAAAATCGTTGAGACCCTCCAGCACAAATTTGTGCTCAAACCCACACTTCGAGCAAGTTTTATCTAGCTTCTGTCTAATTGTAGGTAAGGTTTTGAAAAAATTTAATATTAAATCATATTTTTCTGGTTCTAAGGAAAGAAGAAAATTTATCATTTCCTCTTCTGTTGCATCTTTAGAATAATAAACAGTTTCTTTGTCAAAGATAAAATCTATGCAAGATGCAACTGATATAAATTCTTCATTCTCAGATTCTTCAGAATTATTTTGAATATTTGAAAGTTTTTGTATCATTTCGAATGTTGGGAGCCTCATTTTAACACCAACATCATCAGTCAACATTATCTTTGAAATAAAATCCTCATTTACAATTGGAACTTCCAATAAATTTATTGATCCTTCGATTACCATCCCGCATTCTTTTTTCTCCTCGCCATCATTTCCGACCATATTCTTACATTTGAAGAAAACATCAATATTTTCTCCCATTGATCTAGCTCTGAAATTTAAAAATAATTTCTCAATATCAACTAACGGAAGTTCATCAACATTTATTGTTTCGTCTAGTATACAATTCTTTACGATTTGTTTTACAATTTTAATTACTTCATTTACATCATCTTGTTCAGTTGCCATAAGTAAAAGTTTTTGTTCTTTCACTAAAAAGGGTCTGAACTTCACTGGTTCTTTTTGCGAAAACAAATTTACTTCATATATTGGAGTCGATATTATAGGGAGTTTCATATATACCTCATTAAAAATTAATCAAATTATTTAAATCGAAGGAGGAGCAACTGATTGAGATTGATCAACATCTTCAATACCCCCAGAAACTCCTTTACTGGATAATGTTCCAGGCGCAACTGGTTTTACAATGTTAGCATCAGTCGTTGATGTTCTCCATTTTGTATATCCAAATGTGATTGAAAGTTCATGCACACGATCATCTGCCCAATTCAGAGTCATTGGTCCTATGTTTATTGGGAATGCATCAAACATTGTAACTTTATAAATTGGAGTATTGTCATTGGCGTACTGAGTCACTGTTATTGAAGTTGTTGTTTGTGGATTTCCAGCTGCATCTTGTGGATAGTTGACGAGACCAGATTGAAATGAGACCAAACTATTTGCCCAATATTCAAAATATGCTCTTTCCTGCATTCCACCAAAACAATAAAAATTGAATGTGACAGGAGTAAATGTGGGATGGTGTGCAATTCTCTGCATGAATGCATAATGCCTAAATTCAAGAGGCGTGATAGTGACCCCAGGAAGTTCTGCTGCATTACATGCATATCTTAAACTAGAACTTTCTGAACTAAAATTATATCCTCCAGGTATTGCAGGAGCATTTAAAATGCATCTAGGGGATGGTATATCTACAAGATATCTACAAGTTCTTGCAAATTCTCTATTCAAATTCAATTCTGTGAATAGATTAGCAATGTTGGATATTGTGTCTGGAAATGCACCATCAATAATTGCCGAATCGTGTATTCCTGAACCAAATAAAGCACCAAGAAGAGAAGCTGCTGCGCCAGCAAGCGCAGGATTGTTTATCTTACTTGTCACAGAACTTATTAGACGACCTTCAGCACTATTCACAGCCTGTTGTATTAATGATCCAGGCGTAGAGGCGCTGTTGATATTTGGAAGATAAGAAAATCCACCTGGTGGTAAACTACCTGCCCCCTCGACGCCAGTTACTCCGATTGAAGTTGGTGATACTGCCATTACATTGCCTTCTTAGATAGTCTGTGTACTTTGGTTGAAGTTGCGCCAACGAATTTTTCTGTTGGCATGAATATAGCAATTTCCCACTCATTGGGTGGAATCTCAAGCACTTTGGAACGAAGATGTGGATAAAGATATCTCTTGACGCATGGAGCAAATTCTTTAAATCTGCGCGCGCTATTTAATATGTCATAGCTGATTCTGAGTTTTGTTGTCTCATCAAATTTTTTGTTATTCAATAAAACATAAAGCTTATCAAGAAGAATCATTCTTTGTTTATTGGAGATATAGTGTAGATTGATTCCTAGAAATCCATCAGAATATCTCTCTATTGGAATGACCAAAGGAAATCTATCATAGAATGGTAATTCATCTTTCAACTTAGGATCGTAGCAGTAGAAATACATCTTGCCTATTATTATTCTTTTTGCAAATACATTATCGGTATCTGAAAGAATTCTTTTGGAGTTCATCGTCAAAGTCTTTAGATTTCTAGAAAGCCAATCTCTAGCTTTTTTGGTTCTGACTTGAAGATTCTCTTTGGCGAGATTATTTCTTATTGATTCTATTAGACTTTGCATTATTTTATGTTTAGCTCTTTTTCGGTGATAATCTTAAAATTCCAACCTCTATCTTCACAAAATTCTCTGGCTGCTTTCCATTTAGCCTCATTTATTCCCCAAGTCGCAATTTCATTAATAATTCTTTTTGTTGCTCTGTTTGCTTTTTGAGGAGGCTTAGTTTGCTTCTCAGGCTTTACCTCTATAACGAATCTTTGTGTCAAATTATTTTTAGTTCTAATCTTAGCTACAAAGTCAGGAAAATATCTATGGTATTTATTGTCTATCGGAGATAAATAAGGTATCACTAGCTCTTCACTAGACCATTCTAATACGTTCTCATTAAGATCGAACCAATCCATTGTTTTTCTTTCCCATAAACTTCTATACCATATGTTGGTAACATCGCCAACATATTTTTTTGGATTTTTAGGAAAAAAACGACCCGAATATGCCATATAAATATCCAATAATTAACTAATATTTAGTTGTTCCAATAGGTAAAATTAATGTCTGTATTATCATCACTAGGATCTTCTGTTTTAGGAGCAGTACAGCAGGCTATAACTGATGCGAGCTCACCTAGCACTGGTCCAGCAACTACGATCGGTCTTACAAGTTTAGGTCAACCGCAAATAAAAGCAGTTAATCCTCTGGCCACCTCTTCTGCAGAATTAAATTGTTTAAGTCCTGGTGCCACTTCAAATTATCAGATCTACAGATATCCGCAAGAACTTTTAGGAAATAGTGTAGAGAATCCTCCACATGCTGTAATGTTTTATATTGATGTTCCAGTAGCTTCTGGTTATGCGCCCACTTCATCTGCTATTGGTGGCGCACCAATAGCTGTTCAGCAAAATGCGCAAGCCATTGCTAGTATGGCAGGAGACACATTGACTAATGTGCTACAACCCAAACTTTCAAGAATACAAACCGCTATAGCTCTTTATATGCCTGATACTATTGTTGCTGGATATTCTCATAATTGGGATCCAATAAGCTTAACAGAAGCATTAGGCGACTTAGGAAAATCTGCTATAACTATAGCTGGAGTAGCCAAAATATTCTCACAAATTAAGGGTTATACTGCAGAACAATTGGGAGCAAAATTTAAAACTGCTCCAATTAATACTCTAACTAACGTTCAACTAGAAGCATTGGGTTTAGGTATAGATAGAATAACTCAATCTGGTAATGCCGAAAATATTGCATTAAATAGAATCAGCCAAGCAATTAATCCCCAGGTTGAAATGATATACAAGGGAACTGATAACAGAAATTTTCTGTTTGAGTTTAAATTTCAACCAAGAAATGCTGTTGAAGCTTTTAACATACAAAAAATAATCCAAACATTTAAAATGTTTGCTGCACCAGAATTAATTGAGAATCAACAAGGAGGTTCTGCTTGGGGTAGATATTTTATAACTCCCGCTCAATTCGATATACAATTTATGTTTTCAAATAATGTTAATATAAATCTTCCAACAATATCTACTTGTGTTTTGCAAGACATTAAAGTGAATTATTCTCAAGCTGGACAATTTGCAACATTTAATGATGGTATGCCGATAGAAATTGGATTAGAGTTAAGATTTAAAGAAGTGGATATTATGTATCGACAGCTAATACAGAAATACGGATACTAGTATGCAATACTTTCAAAACTTTCCACAAATACCATATACCTTCGATGGAAATCTACAAAATGCCTTTCTTGTGACTGATATATTCACTCGAGTCAAATTTTTAGATAGTATATTGAATAATATTAATGTGTACTACGCATATACTATGCAGGATCAAGATACATTTGAAAGTATTGCATACAAATATTATGGGGATGCCAGCAGATATTGGATTATTCTTTTTGCTAATTTGATTTTAGATCCAAACTATCAGGCTCCACTAAACTATTCAGAATTTGAAAATTACATAAACAGCAAATATGAATCTGCCGCAGCCGCACAATCACTATTAGATCATTATGAGAAAATAGTTAAAACTATTTCTCGTCCACCAGGATCTTTACCGACGACGACTACGTCAGTTCTTTTTTATGCGAACACAACCTATTCAATTACTGATGATGTTTCTGGAGCAGTTATTACAAATTTACCAACAATTGAACATCCTACGTTGCAATTAACATCTCCTCCATCTGTGAATGTCGATGGCGTTTTAGTTTCGACTGACATAACGCTTTATGCAGTTTCTGCTTACGATACTGAATTGAGAGCAAATGAATCTAAGAGAAATATACAACTGCCAAAAAAAGAATACGCCACATCAATAGAAAAACAACTTTTAGCATTATTACAACAATAATATGTCTACAAATATACAACAGGTAACAGACCATCAAATAATTTGTCAAATTATCACAAGCGATAATCAATTAGTTGATGTTTCTGACCAAGTCATGCATTTAAATTTCTATGAGAGTATTTTTAGTCCGTGTGTCACAGGCGATATTGTTTTTGGCGATGGTTTAAGCCTTTCTACAGTATTTGGATTTCAAGGAAATGAAATAGTTTATCTCTATCTAGATAAACCATCAGATCCGCCAAATCCTATTAAAAAATACTTTAGACTCTACAAATCTTCCAACAGAACTGCGGAATCCCAGTCTATACAAAATTATAAATTAAATTTTTGTTCGGAGGAATTGATACTTTCTTCGCAATTCTATGTAAGAAAATCTTATCGAGGAACAACCATTGATAAGATAATTCTAGATATTTTGAATAGTTATTTAAAAGTAGATTCCAGTAAAATTGATTCTAATAATTTTGAAAAGCCTAGCGCAAGTGATAGTTTTATTGTTCCTAGAATGCGACCTCTAGAAGCCATTTTATGGTTAGCATCTAGAGCATATGGGAACAATAGAAATAATTATTTCTTTTTTGAGAATAGAGACGGATTTAATTTTGTTTCTTATGAAAAATTAATCTCTGCAAAACCATATAATACTTATTTTTGGCAACCAAATACTACTGTTGACCCGTCCACTAATATATTTTCGATTTACTATATGAATACTGATGATTATGATATATTGAATAGTAATAGATATGGTCAATTTGCTTCTACTTTGTATACTTTTGATATTTTGACTAGGCAATACAATAATACTTCTATCAACGGCACACAATATACTGCTCCAAATAGATTATTGAATCCACATTTACCTCAAAATCTTGCGAAAAATAGATTAGCAAATACATTATATCAATCTATTGATTCTTATGTTAAATTTATAGCTATAACTGATTCTGATAAAAATGTTAATCCACTAAATCCTCAGAATTGGGTTTTATATGATTCGATGAAGTTAGCTCAATTACAATTAGGAACAAAAATACAAATCGTGATTCCTAGTGATTTTAATATAAAATCAGGAATGGTAGTTAATTTAAATTTACCGCTGATGGTTCCACAGAGCGAGGGAAAGGAAGAACAATTTGATAGATATAGAACTGCTAAGTTTTTAGTGACTCATGTCAAACATGGAATAAGCGGAGACATTTCTTCCACGACATTAGAACTCGTATCAGATTCTTTAGATAAACAGCCACCAATTGCATCTAATTCTGGAGTTATACAAAAGGCGATGAAATTATGATTGAACAAAATTTCGCTGGCTTAGATAATTTTATTTGGTGGTTAGGTGTTGTTGAGAATCGTAATGATCCGATGGCATTGGGTCGCTGCCAAATAAGATTCTATGGATTTCATAGCGATTCTTTAACTGATATTCCCAGCGCAGATCTTCCTTGGGCGTTGCCTGCACAATCTTTAAATGCGCACACTTTCTCCACTCCAAAAGAATCTGATGTTGTGTTCGGTTTTTTTGCCGACGGAAAGAGCAAACAGATACCAATAATGATTGGAATTATTCCAGGATATCCGAGTACTCCAAATAACACTGGCGTTGGGTATAATGATTTAAGATCTGCTTCTGATTTGAACGCAGCGCCAAGACCACCAAAATCGAGAAAGTATAATACAGATGGAACTGGAATTATAATTACAGAAAACACTAATACTAAAACATTAGCATACCCAAGAAGCTATCAACTTTTCAACACATCTATTAGTAGTCTAGCGACTAATTTAAATATTCCAGCAAATTCTGAAACTGTTGATGTGATGTTAGATAGAACTAAGAATTTGGATCTCAATGTTAATACTTCTATCGGCAAGACTTGGAGCGAGCCTGTAGCGCCATATAATCCAAAATATCCATATAACCAAGTTCTTGAGACGGAATCTGGTCATGTATTTGAGATGGATGATACTTTCAAAAATGAAAGAATTTCTATGATGCATCGCACTGGAACTTTCTGGGAAATGTATCCAGATGGATGTAAAGTAGAGAAGGTAACAAAATCTAATTATAAAGTCGTGATGGCTGCTGAGTATATCCATGTAATGGGAACCAAAAATGAAACGATAGATACAGACAATAATTATCAACTCGGTGCTAATTTAAATGTTTTAATTGGAAATAACAGTAATGTCATCATCGGCGGTGATTCTAATGTGAACATCAAAGGTAATAATAATGTTATCATTGGCGGCGATTGCACTGTTACTGTAACTGGAAATTGTACCATCGTCACCTCAGCTGACGCGCAAATCGTCAGTGCTGGCAATACATCGATACATGCAAGCGGAAACGTTGAGGTCACATCTCAAGGTACTGCTAACGTCAACTCGCAGACAGACATCAATTTACAAGCAGCTAATGCGATCAATATAGTTGCTAATAATGGATTATATCTCAGCGCACCAGCTACAGGAGATATTAATATACATGCGAATAATAATATTTTGTTGACAACTGATCAAGCTTCTATTGGAGTTAATTCTCCAGGTGGGTTAAATATGACTCAGGGTGGTTTGCATACTCCAGAAAATTTGAGTTGTGGATTGGGAGCATCTGGTTCATGGCAAGATACAACAGGGCAAACTATTCAATGTATCAATGGAATTGTGACGAATATATTTTAAAGGAGAATTAAATGAGTATTGCCGCAGGTTCGGGTCCAATCAATGATGCACAATTAAACAGCATACTTGACCAATTAAATAAAATGAACAATGCTAGCTGTGATCAAATTATAATGATACTTAAGCAGCATCTTCCAGGCGTTCAAGATTTAATTCAAAGCGTAATTAAACAGATTTCTTCTCTTGGTCCGTGGGCGGCATTGGCGAACGCACCATCAATAAATCCAGCTAAAATCGTTAAATGGATAAAAAGTTTAATCACTTCCTTAATAACCCCACAATTGAAGGCTGCTATAAGTTATGCGATCGCATTAGCTAAATTAGCAATTAAAATAATTAAAATAATTGTGGCTGTAGCAAAACTAGCTCCAAAAATCATAAAGTGCGTCACAGCAACCATCGCTAAATTGACAAACATTCAAAATTTAATTTCTAAGGTTCTTGGTCCAGCATTACAAAAAATAGCTCAGATGAAAGCTCGGATATTGAAGATAGAATCTGAAATAAAAAATATCAAGGTTAATGTGATAGACTCGTTCAAAAAGGAAATACAAGCCAATATAAGCAATGTTGCGATTACAAATACTATAACCCTTCCTAATTTTGGAACTAAAGTTTCTGCGCCACCACCTGCTCCGAAACCAGATATAACTTTGGGTACAGTAGATACGTCCAATTTACAGCTACCGAATTTCTCTTAAAATGAACTAAATATACGAAATGGCAATAGTAAAATCAAATACAAGTACAACTGTGTACAGCGATTTTAATGTCAATTTTGACATTAATCCCATCACAGGCGATCTGCTTAAAGTCACAGGAGCTAGTTCTGTGATTCAAGCATTGATGAATTTGGTGCAGATAAACTATTATGAGAAGCCATTTCATCCAGAAATAGGATCTAACGTTCGAAAATTATTGTTTGAGAATATAGACCCGATTGTTTCGAATGCTTTAGCTAAAGAGATTGAAGTTTTGGTTCAAAATTTCGAACCTAGAGTCAATATTCTTAGCGTTGTAGTTACGCCAGATTATGATAATAATGGTTATAATGTACAACTTACGGTGGAAATATTGTCGATTAACAATTCGTTCGTAGTAACATCATTTCTGCAAAGGCTAAGATAAATGGCTAATAATACTTCGCAACTTCAAATAACTTCTTTAGATTTCGATTCAATCAAACAAAACTTCATAACATACTTACAGAGCCAATCACAGTTTGCTGATTATAATTTTCAAGGTTCTTCTTTTAATGTATTATTAGACATACTGGCATATAATACTTTTTATAATGCATTTTATATGAATATGATAGCGAATGAGATGTTTCTTGATTCTGCTGCGCTGAGATCTTCAGTTATCTCTCAAGCAAAAACAATAGGATATACTCCAAGATCTTCGACCGCAGCAGAAGCAATCGTTGATTTAACAATTACGAAAGTTCCTTCTGATCATACAACAAGTTTAAACGTTCCAAGATTTACTCAATTTGCAGCTAAGTCATTAACTGGCACATCATATTCTTTTTACACTGTAGATGATTCAGAATATGAAGCAAATAATGGTACAACATTTACATTCAATTCTTTAGTAATTAAAGAAGGCGTTCCTACTAAAAAGTCATTCCTTTATAGTTCTGCAACAAATCCATCTCAATATTTCGATTTAGTTGATAGAAATATCGATACATCAACATTACAAGTGATTGTACAAAACTCAACAACAAATCCAACTTATAATGTCTATACTTTAGCTGAGGATGCAACTCAAGTATCAGCAAATTCTAATGTATACTATATTGAAGAAGGACCTAATCAAAACTATTTAATTTATTTCGGTGATGGAATTCTAGGAAAGAGTTTAGTAGATCAAAATATTATAACTGTAAGTTATTTGATTACAAATGCTGATGCAGCAAATGAGCTGCAGATATTCCAATTACAGAGTAACCTTCTAGATGGTTCTGTTCCAACTGTTTCTACACTTTCTTCTTCAAGTGGCGGTTCGCCAATAGAGAATATCGATAGCATAAAATTCTCTGCTCCGAAGTCTTTCATTTCTCAAAATAGAATAGTCACCAAAAATGACTATATCACACAAATTAATAAAAAATATCCTTACTTCGATGCAATTAATGTTTGGGGTGGCGATGAAATTAATCCACCAGTTTATGGCAAGGTTTTTATTTCCGCAAAGCCAAAGAATGGATTCGCAGTCACCACAAATCAACAAAACTACTTAATCAATGAAATCTTAAAGCCGTTGAGCGTTTTAACTGTAACTGCTGAATATGTTCCTGCTGATTATGATTATATTAATTTTAGTCTGATTGTTAATTATGATCCAACAAAAACAACATTAACTCAACAGCAGTTAGCAACAGCAATCGCAAATACTGTCGCGACATATACTAACAATAACTTAAACACATTCAACGGAACGTTTAAATATTCTAAATTCTTATCAGCTATCGATTCGACAGATCAATCTATAGAATCTTCTTCCGCTACAATTTATCTACAGAAACAAATTTTCCCAACTTTAGGCGAATCGCAGACTTATAATCTTAATTTTGGAACTCCTTTACATCAAGGAGTAACTAATGATAGATTATATTCTTCTCCTTATTTTATAGCTTTAGATGCAGCAGGAAACGAACAGCAATGCTACATTGAAGAAACACCATTTTCATATGGTGGAATCACTACTGTAACTATAGAAAGTCCAGGATATAATTATACAACTCCTCCAACAATTATTATCGAAGGTGATGGTCTTGGGGCGAATGCTTATCCGATGGTAGTTAATGGACAAATAAACTCTATCGTAATTGATAATTCAGGAAATAATTATACTACTGCTGCGATTGTTCTAGAAGGTGGTGGCGGCGGCACTGGTGCAGTATTAATTCCAATTATATCAGGACAAACTGGCAAGCTAAGAACATATTATTTTGACACAAACAACGTCAAGCAAATTTTAAACGCGAATGCAGGAACTATCAATTATTTGACTGGTGAAGTTACATTAAATAACTTCTATCCAATTTCTATCGGAGGAACACAATCAGTTCTATCGATTTATGCTCAACCATATAGTCAAAACTTCTCAACTAATAATCAGATTGTGTTGACATATGATGAAAATAATTCTGCGGCACTTTCTGTAACAGTCAACATGATCCGCTCATAATAAAATGACGAAATTAACCGAAACAATTTCTGGACTATTAGATTCTCAATTTCCAGAATTCATTGTCAATAATAATCCTAAGTTTGTTGATTTCTTGAGGACGTACTATCAATGGTTAGAAGATTCTAATCAAGGCGCTGTTCTCTATCAAACTAAAAATCTATTAAATTATAAAGATATTGACACAACTAGCGACGAATACGTTCAATATTTTATCAATGATTTTCTCCCATATTTTCCGCAAACAGTTGCGGTAGACCAAAGAAAATTAATAAAAGCCATTAAATACTTTTATATTACAAAGGGTAGTCTTAATTCTTTAGTATTTCTATTCAGAGTTCTTTATGACATAGATTCAGAAGTATACTTTCCGAAAGAAAATATTCTAAAAGCTTCTGATGGAAAATGGCAAATTCCACAATCACTAAAACTAGTATTATCTCCAGCAAATGAAGGATTTGATGTATCTAATTTAAACATGCGAGAAGGCATTGGTTCCATCTCCAATGCTATTTGTACGATTGAATCTGCTTATAGAACAATCGATCCAGTATTAGGAATACAAATTGTAGAAGTTTTTGTATCTAATATAGTAAGATCATTTGTTGCAGAAGAAAATTTAATTGTAAATGGAACATATACATCAAATAATAATCCGTTCACTTTTGAAGAAAAAATCATTGGTTCTATTTCTGGTCTAAAAATTGATCCAAAAAATCAGGGATTAAAGTACAACGGTACAACGTACCATAACGATGGATCCATAAATTATCCTGGCGATCCAGTTGTCTTTTATGGTGGTTTGGCAGATACTACTACAGCAAAAAAAGCCATCGCCTATGTTAATAATGTTAGCGTCGGTTCAATCAGCTCTGTTTCTGTTGAGAATGGAGGATTTGGATATACAAAATATCCCAATACTATAACAACAGTCATAGGAGGACAAGGTGTTGGGGCTAATGTGGTTGTACAAAGCGTGGACTTAACGGGAAGCCTCGTTATCAATTCAGATTCTATTTTCAATTATCAAAATGTTGTTGTTGAATATGTTTCTAATGTGTATACCTTAAATTTAACGACAGGATCTGGAAACACCACTTCAACTGTTAATCTTAATACTACTAATTTTGTCGCCAATACAACAATAACCAATTTTTATGATAATTATGTGCTACAAGTTATGCAGGGAACAGGATCATCAGCTTCCCCAAATATCGCATTAATTAAATCATATAATCCAACAACACAAATTGCTACTCTAGCTCCTCCTTATCTTGGATCATCAATAGACGGAACAAGCAATATTAAATTATATGCAGTTCAAGATTATGGATTTGCCAATACTGCATTTAAAATGAATAATTTGATTGGTATGGGAAATACTGTTTCTTCTATTAATCTTTATAATCTAACAAGTCCGCCAAGCGGAGTGAGCGGTTCTTATGTTAATTCTATATTAGAATATGTTGGAGGAACTGGAACTGGAACCATCGCACTGATAACAGACTACAATGGAACAACTCAAATAGCCAACATAATACAAATGCCAGGAACAACTCCAATTGTTGCTGCAGATGGAACGACTAACGTTGCGATATATTATTCTAATGCAAATACAAAACTCTCAAGCGCATTCTCTTTCTTTACATTGCCAGTCGGTAACATAACTGCAATGAATGTGATTAGTGGCGGATATGGCTTCCAGTCAGTTCCAACTATAAGTTTAAATTCTACATATGGAACAGATTATTCTAATACTCTGTATCAAGTGTACATTAACGCACCAACATCCGATAACTATAATGCTTACGTTTCATCTTTACAATCTATTTCAGACGTCGGAGAAATAGCTAATGTTACCGTGATTAATGGTGGAACAGGATATAATTCTGGATCTGATACAATAATTATTAACTCAGAACAGGGATATGGCGCAACATTTTCTTTCACAACTAATGCCACTGGATCAATAACCTCAGTTAGTGTTGTTAATCCTGGAGAAGGATATTCAAGTCCAGTCACTCAAACTGCGACAGTTACTGTCAATTCTGCTACTGGAGTTGGAGCACAATTAGTTGCATACGGTTATGGCGAGGGGGCTGTCTTATCAGTTTCTGTGTCTGACATTGGTAGAATATCAGATTTTAGATTAGTAAGCCGTGGATTCGATTATCAATCAACTCCAAATGTTTCTCTGAGAATTATTGACGTTCCGTTAACAATAAATGTCCATAGTAATAATATAGTCGGCGCAGGAAATACAACATCAACAGTAAACTTACACAGCCTCTCGTTTACGCCAAGTACAATAGAAAATTTCTACGTTGGTGCGACTCTTAAGATTATCGACGGCACAGGTAAATTAGCAACACCTAATTCAGCAAAAATTACTGGATATAGTTCAGCTACTGGTATTGCTTATTTGGCTTCTCCGTATCTAGGAACAGTCCCAGATGGTACAAGTAATGTTGTAATTTATGGGGCGAATGTAGATTTCTCCAGTCTATCACTAACTGAAGGTGATTTTGTGTATCAAGGAAAAGATCCAGGAAACACTACATTTAGTGCGTTCTTTGATTTATTCGGTTCAAATTATTCTGGTCTTTTATCCAATTCGTCAATAAGATTATATGAATATAGTGGTTCTTTAATTGGAACGCAGGATCTGGTTTTTGCTAATGCGAGCATTAATGTGACTCCAGTAGTTTCAAACACCACCGTTTATGGAAATGGACAAGCTCGCGCCAACGCAATATTCTTAAACGGATTAATTCAATATCCTGGATATTACATTAATACAGACGGTCAGCCAAGCGCAGATCAATACTTACAATCTAATACTAGATACCATAATTATTCTTATGTCGTTCAGAGTGAAAAATCTATAAACGATTATGAAGAAACATTGCGTAATATTCTCCATCCAGCGGGAATGGAACTTCTATCTGATATGGTCATTTTTGATACACAAAGTACGCCAGTTCAACTATCTCAAAATCTTTCGACATATAATGTCTATTCTGGCGAGACTGTTACTGCCAATTCGTATTGGGCTAACGCAAGCTTAGTTGGAACATCAACTACGTTTAATGCGAACGCTAAAGTCGGAGATTTAATTGTGATCGGAAAAGGAACTTCCAGAGAACAAACCAAAGTCATTGAAGGCATTATTAATGATACACTATTGACTATGGAAAGTAATACGAGATTCTTGGGTCCAGGATATCTACAGACAATTTCTTATGGAAGCTCAAATTATACCATTTCTAAATTCAATTCAACTTCTAATGCCAACACAGTTAATTTGAACACCTCTAATTTCGTTGCGAATAATACCATCAATAACATTTATAATAATTCGACAATCGAAGTTACTAACGGAAGTGGATTTATTTCTAATACAATTAATTTAACTGCAGGATCAGGTAATACGACAACTTCAGTCAATTTGAATACAACAAACTTTGTGGCAAATAGCACTATTGCTAATTACTATCAAAATTACTTCTTACAAGTTGTTGACGGAACAGGCTCGACAGCTTCTCCAAACGTCGCAATAATATCAGCGTATAATGCAACAAATAAGATCGCAACACTAAGTACTGCTCTGGGAGCAACTCTTGACGGAACCAGCAACGTTGTGATTTATGCGCCTAATACTTTCTTAATCACAACATACTACGCAGCCAATCAGGTTGCTGTGTTGAATGTGGCAACTTATGTTCCTTTAGATTCAACTTCAGAAATTATTCTAAATGTTCCAATCTCTTCAAACACATTTACTCTTCCAAATACGGTAAATATATATGGTGTGATTCAAGCTGGTGATGGAATTTCTTTTGATTTAGGAATAGCCGAAACACCATTTAATGCTAATGTGACATATGTGGACCCAAGTGGATTATACTTGACTGTCGATACTCCACAAACAAGTATAACAACACCAAATACTAAGGCTTCTTACTATGTTTATCCGATATTAAATTCTCAGCAATTCACAATACTTAATAATCAAGGTTAATAAAAATGAGTAGTATCATTACTATAAAAGAAACTGTTGACATAGCTGCTTCTTTTGAAGACAGATGGGTTCAAGACAGTAACACATATCTAGGAATTGGTCGAGTCACTCCTTGGATGAATAATGTTCCTCCCATTTCAAACAACAGTACAGATTTTATTAATTTTGTTTATGATAGATTAGTCGCCTTGGTGAAGATTACAGCTGCTGATATGCGCCTCGTAATTCCAAGAGTCGATTGGAATTCTGGAACAGTATATACAGCTTATGATAATGGCGTTGATATGTTTGTAACTGAGGCTGATATTGCACAGACAGGAACAATTACAGCAACTTCTGGATTAACCACATTAAGCGGTGTCGGCACCACATTTGCCACTAACTTTACTGCTGGAAATTTTATAAAATTTATAGATCCTGCAACAGATAATATCTACATCAAAGAAATTATTTCTGTAACTAATGATACATCTTTGGTCGTAAACAGCGCATTTACATCAACAGTTACCACAAGTAACTTTTACAAATACAATAACACTTATCCATATTATGGCTATCCATTTTATGTAAGAAATACTTACGATCAAATTTATAAATGTTTGTATAATAATAAGGGCGCGCAGTCCACTGTTATGCCTCAGATTAGTCTTGCTGGCGATCTGCCATCTAATCCTTGGATAGAAACATCTGATGGATATAAGTGGAAGTACATGTATACTATTCCTAGTGGACTTAAGGAAAAATTCTTCACTCCTCAATGGATGCCAGTTTCATCTGATGGGACTGTAACGGCTGCAGCAGTTAATGGAAGAATCGATATTGTCGATATTTTACAAGGAGGCTCTGGTTATAATTCTGGGGTTGCTTGTACGAGCGCACAAATACTTACTGTTACTGGTGACGGTTCTGGAGCAAATATTACAGCAGTTGTTGATAGTAGCGGTACTATAATAGATACGAATATTTTAAATGGTGGTTCTGGCTATACCTATGCAACAATAACTGCCAATCCTGGCGTTGCTGGAGTTGGAGCCAATTTAAAACCAGTGATTTCTCCATCGGGAGGTCACGGTTCAGATAATATTGATGAACTTGGCGCCAAAAATGTGATGGTTTGCGTAGAACTACCAGGAAATGATGGTGGAGTGATACCAATCGGTTCTTCTTTATCTACCACTCCGTTCACATATTATCAAGTTTCAATCATTCAAAATCCTCTTCTTTCTGCAACTGGAGAAATCGCAAGTGGATCTGCTTACAACACCACGACTCAGATTTTGACTGGAACTTTAATCTCTCCGTATTATTTTCCAATCGCAGATATTGCTTATCAAGGATTGACGCTAGATACAGCAACCTTCACAGGTTCAATCGTAACTTGGGATAATATTAATAATATTGTTTACCTAAATAATATTAGAGGTTCGTTCACACCATATTCGAGCTTCACTTCTTCATTATTAGGTAGAACAGTGACAGCATTTAGCTTGGTTAAGCCTGAAATTGAACTTTATACTGGCAAGCTTTTATATGTACAGAATAGAGCTCCCATATCGAGATCAATAAACCAAACAGAACAGATTAAAATAGTAATAGAAATATAAGGTAATATAACATGTTGGATTTTAATGTTTCTCCATATTACGATGATTTTTATGCAACAAATGGTGCTAAAGATAATAACTACATGCGTATCCTCTTTAAGCCTGGATATGCCGTTCAAGCTCGCGAACTTACTCAAATTCAAACCATACTGCAGAATCAAATTCAGTCTCTTGGAGATAACATTTTTCAAAATGGTTCGCCTGTTACTGGCGGTCACTTAACATATGATAATAATGTAATTTCTATTCAGCTACAGCCAACACAAAACAATACACCAATATCAATATCTGATTTTAACGAAAAGCTAATTATTAACGCAAATGGTTTAGGTTTACAGAAAGCTGTTGTCGTTGCAATTGATGATAGCCTTCAAAGCAATACTTCTGCTGGAGCTTTAGTTGTAAAATATTTAACTGGAGCAAAATTTGCTTTTGGCGATGAAGTCACAACAGCGACTGGTTCTGGACAACAATATCAAGCGACAATTTTGACATCAGATTCAAAAGCAACTGGTACGTCAACTATTGCATCTGGATCCATTGTTAGTATTAATGATGGTATATTTTATGTGAATGGCTTTTTTGTTTCTGTTGCTCCGCAGGCAATCGTTCTTGATTCACAAAACACCGCTCCTTCTTTTAGAGTTGGTCTTGAAATTCAAGAGCACGTAGTCAATTATAATCAGGATAGTGCGCTTCTAGATCCAGCCCAAGGATCATTCAACTATCAAGCTCCTGGAGCCGATCGTTATCAATTCAACTTAGCATTAGCTAAGAGAACATTAACTTCTATCGATGATTCATCATTTTTCGAATTAATGCGAATCGAAAATGGAGTCATCACGAGCCAAGTAAATTATCCATTGTATTCTAGCATTGGAGATGCTATCGCAAAAACTGTGTATGATCAATCTGGCGATTTTATCATCAATCCTTTCTTATTATCATTAAAAGATAACGCGGCAGATCCAACAACAAACAGTTTCTTGATGACATTGTCTGCAGGATCGGCTTACATTAGAGGTTATGAATTTGAGACTCTTGGTTCTGTCACAATGACGAACGATAAGGCAAGAACCTCAAATACTTCTTTATATTATGATCTTGCGATGGAATATGGTGACTATTTTGTTGTGAGTAATGTTTACAGCGGAAATGCTGCATCCTTGAGTATTGGTAATTACACTGAGATGGATCTCCATGTAGTTCCAACAGCAAGTATTAACACATACACAATTAGCGCATATAGTAACTCAGTCATTGGATCAGCAAACGTTAGAAACATAGAGTATGCTGGTGGATCTGATCATTATGCTTATGTTTTAGATGTCAAACTTTCTCCATTGGTTGGCTATGCTAATGACACAGTTAATGGTTTGAATTATAAAGGAACTGCGTTAACTGTCGCTAATACTAATTACATATCATTTTCGCCATCATTTCCTAATGATGCAAATGTATATATCGGAAAGAATATTAATGTAATATCTGGAAATTGTTCGGGAGATATAAAAACAATTATTGATTTTGACTCAGCAAACAATATAGCTGAAATAGGAACATATTTTTCACAGTTACCTGATTCCACCACTAATTTCTTTATTAATTTCGGAATTGGTGATGTTCGATCTTTAACGTATACACCAGCTAATTCTGCTGGAATTATTACTCCAAATGTTTCTCATAAAGTTTATGCGACGCAAAGTTTAGCATCTGGTTTATATCCTTGTATGGATATAAGCATTAATGGCAAGCAACCAGTTGCTTCTAACGGAAGCACCCAACTATATTTAAATAATTATAATTGTTTGGTTTATGAGTTACCTCAGCAATATATTGTTCAAAACTCAATCGGTAATGTTTATTTCTATAGTAGAAAGTGGTTGCCAGGATTAACATTCGACTCAGCTGGAAACACAATAATAACCAGCGGAGCAACCCCTGGCGTTTCTTCAACCGAAACGTTCACTTTTGGATATACTAATTCGTATATTCCTCAAATTACGGCAAATTCTAATATCCTCGTTGTTGTTAGAAATAATAGCGGAGGTTCTCTATATCCAAATGGCTCTATTATATCATTCGACACACAAACTGGCGGTATTGGAAATTCAGTTTATCAAACAAGCAGCTCGCAAATAACACTACATGCAGCAAGCGGTGGTGGCAATTCTTTCATTGGTGATGTTATTGTCACTATGCAAGAAGGTCCTGGCGCATCAAATACTGCAGCCAGAAGAACAAAAACATTATTTGGTCCAACATCAGTAATCACTGGTCACGTCTCTGGAGTATTATTAGCAACAGATAGTCCAACTAATGCAACGGCTATTACTGGAACGGTAAATAATTCTGTTGGGATTGATGCTTCCAATGGATATGTTTGGTTTACAAACTATAATGATATCTATACAACTCCTGGAGTTGCACAAAGTCTCTACGTTCCAGACGTCAGAGCAATCATTGCGATTTATGATTCTGGAAGTCCATCGTGGGCTCCAAGTAATGCTAACTCTTCAAATTTAATTGACGTTACGAATAGTTATCAATTTAACACTGGCCAAACAGACAACTATTATGATCACGCTTCAATTACACTTAAGCCAGGATTCCCAGTTCCTCTCGGACAGATTCTTGTTATGATGGAATATTATAATCATTCTACAACAGCAGGATTCTTTACTGGTGGATCTTATCCACTTTCTGACTATCAGAATGGAACAATTCCTTATTATAACTCAGTTTCAAAAGGAACTATTGCACTAAGAGACGCTATTGACTTCAGACCAACTAGAGCAATCGGAACAGCTGCTGCAGTCAATACATTTACTTTACAGGGATTATTAACTCCTCAGCCAGATCATCCAATGATATTGTCTTATTCTTATTACTTACCAAGAATTGACAAATTAACATTAACTAAAAATAAACAATTCAGAGTCATTAGTGGCGCTCCAGCAGTTAATCCATCTGTCCCATCAGATTCTGATGATGCTATGACACTTTATGTTTTGAATATTCCTGCGTATACTGATGATGTTTCAAAAATACAAGTTCAGTATATCGATCATCGCAGATATACTATGCAAGATATAGGAAAACTAGATGAAAGAATCACCAGTCTTGAACAATATGTGGCATTAAGTCAGTTACAACAACAGACACTCAATCAGATAGTCACATATACAGATGGCTCAACACCTAAACCAATTTATGGAGCAATAACTGATTCGTTCTCAGATTTCAGCATTGCGGACACTTCAACGACTGATGTCATTTGCTCTATTCAAAATGGCGCGTTGGCGGCACATCACGCTGAAACGCCATTAGACTTGGTTTTCTATGGTGCAACTGGGCCATATAAGATTAACGATAAGACATTCTCTTTAACATATACTGAAAGTCCTGCTGTTGTGCAAAATACAGCAACTGCAAATACGACTGTAAAACCATTTGGATTTGGTGAATTTTATGGAATATTGAACTTAACTCCACAGTCTGATTCTTATTTTAGTGCAAATATTACACCAATCGGCGTGACGCCAGTGGGACCAAGACCGCCGCATAGGGCACCGCCAGCTCCTGTGCCGCCATCACCGCCACTACCTCCACCGCCACCTACTCCAAAAGGACTACCACCTCAGCCTCCAGTAGTACCTCCGCAATCTTATCCACCTTCGCCGCCAACAGGAAATCCTCCAGCTCCACCTGTGAATATTCCTGTTCCTGCTCCTGGTTATGGTGGACTTTATGGTGGAATTACTGTTCCAGTTGATATAACAGTTCAAGGTTCTGGAACGGGAGTCGCTCCTCCTCCTCCACCGCCTCCATCGCCTCCACCTGCGCCACCACCAATCCCACCATCTTCTATATCTGCTGGGTCTGGAGCTGGAACTTTCGGGTCAGGCGGGAAAAATTATACTGTCTGATTAGTTACAATAAATAAATCATAGATATCTAAACGGAAAAAATATGGCAAAGACAACAGTAACACCAACATTTAAATTCAGAGTACCAGTTCCTTCTGGATCAGGATCAACACAAACTGTTGATCTTTCGGTTCTGCCATATATGCGTAAAAATGAAATTGAGTTTATAGCTCAAAATATGAATCCTTATACACAAGCGCATTTTTTCTTTCAAGATATTATTGTTGATCGTTTTGTTCAGAATCCTTCCGTATTAACATTAGATTATGATGGATCCACAAACACTCAAAATACTGCTAATTTGTGGAGTCAAGGCGATGGCGTATTTTGTAATGCAACTCATGCATTTGCGACAGTAATTACATATTCACCAAGCGCAACGCTATATTTAAATGATAATTATATTTCTATAAATGTTAATCCATTTGGATCCAACACACTAAACTCGACAGATTTTGCTATTGGTGATGTTGTGACGCAGTGGGCAATTTCAACATTAACGCAAACAACATATTCTGTCGTCACAGATAATGAAGCGACAGAAGATAATTCATTAGGTGATAATGACACAAATACTGGACAGACTGTCGCGACCACCGTATCAACAACTAAGAAAACAGAATTATTTTCTGGAAGAGTAGTTTATTGGAACAGCACTGCAGGCGTTCTTTGCATTACTCCACTTTATGGTAATTTGAGCGCGAATAATACTGCCAATGCATTATCATTAATGTATAATAATGATATAGCAAAGAACAGACTTGTTTATGCAGCAAATGTTGTTTCTGGAGAAAAATTCACGAACTCTAGTGTGATATCCAACGTCACAAAGAAATTTAATTCATACACAGCAAGTTCAAATGCATATACAAATTATTCTGGTACTTTAAATACAACAAATAATCTTGTAGTGTCAGCTGGCGGTCCAAATGGTGGACCTTCATATACTAATAAATTAGCTTCTAATGAAGTAATATTAACATCAAATTGCGCACCAGGAATTACTGGTCAATATCTTTATTTGACAAGTGGAACAGGATACGGACAAGTCGTACAAATAACTTCAGTCGCTGCAGATAATATAACTCTTACATTAGCTAGCACATTAGCTCCGTATCCAGATTCAACCACAACATATTCTACTGGAACTCTCAACGTTGACGATTATGGTGTTATTGCTGGTATATTCCAATTACCAGAAGCTGATAATGTGAAATTCCCAGCTGGTTATGCCGTATTTACTATTACGGATAGTCTTGTAATTAATGATCCCTTAGCGACAATGATCGCTACACAAAATTATTATAGCGGAAGTAGCTTGCCCACATCAAGCGGAGGAACACCTGTTCTTAAAAATTTAAAGCCAGGTGGATCACTTTTAGGAATAGGTGGAGCCAAAACAACAAGTCCTGTTGATACGTCTACTGCAAATGTTGCTCCTGGAAGTTATGATACAACAACATTACCAGCAGCAAGTCCTACGCTGACTCCTCTTGCTCAAATTTTTAAAACACCTTTACCAACTTATGCAAAAACTAATTATGGAATTTTTGCTACTTCAATTGATCTTTGGTTTAGCAGAAAACCAGTTTTACCGCATCCACAATTTCCTGTTATCGTTAAATTAGTTGAGGTCGTAAATGGTGTTCCTGTTGGTAATGAAATTGCTACTGCACTAGTTCATTGTGAAGACGTTAAAGTTTCTTCAGTTCCAGATAGCGCAAATATCGGTTCATCAATAACAAATAATATGACATCGACTAGGTTCACATTTCCTGATCCAGTATATTTACTTCCTGATACTGATTATGCTATTGTTGTTGATGCTGAATCTCCAGAGTATGATATTTGGACTTCTCAGATAGGTGGTATGGACGTAACTAGTCTATCTGGAACCAGAATAGTTTCTGCATCACCAAGCGTTGGTAATTTTTTCCGTAGTCAAAATTCTTCTCAATGGACTCCTATTCAGAATTTTCAAATGATGTTTGTTCTGAATAAAGCTGCATTCAGCTTAGATCCAATTACTTGGACCTTTAATATTATTCCAACAAAAACTCCAGTACTTCCTATTGATGATGTCACAATTAAATCTTCTTCGGTAACATATTCATCAACGTTACTTGAACATAAGATACAAGGAATCATTTATGATGGATCTTCATCATACATAACTGATCCAACACTTATTCAACTCCCAGTCGGAGTTCAGTACAATTTTGGCCAAACATTAAATATTTCTGCTGTTAATGGAAAGACGAGATATTTACTTGGCGGTAATGCCAATTCTATGATCGTTCAGATTGATATGCAATCTCTAGATCCAGACGTTAATCCACTATTCAATAGTGAAATGTTAAGTTTGGTTACTGGAACGAATGTCATTAATAATGGCCAATTAACAAGTAATAATATAACAATAACCAGTCCTGGAACTCATTTCGTTCCAGCTAATATTTCTGTCATAATTACTGCAGCTAATTCAAACATTCAGCTGCCAACAGGAGCACCAGCTGCGGCTAATGTTTTAAATACATATGTTGATTCTAATTTCGGATATCTTTATGGAATCAATTTTACTAATCCAGGATCAGGATATGTTGGATCACCAACAACATCAATCAGCGAACCGTCATTTACAGTACCAACAACTGGTATCACATATGATGGAGTTTCCAATCTAACTATTGCCATAAGCCAAACATATTGGCAAGCAGCGATTGACGCAGATCAAGTATATTTCCCAATTGGTGGCCAATTGTCGCTTAGTGGATATACTGGATATTCTGGTCCATATACAATTAAAGCATATACTAACACTTCCATTAATGTCGCATTAACTGGCTCTCATACCTCATATCCTTCGACCAGCGGAACGCTCACCTGCACTCCAGTCAACGCCACAGCTATTGTTGGTGGAGAAGATCATTCTAGCGGTGGAAATGCTATCGCAAGATATCAGACTAAGCAGGTTATTCTTGCTGATGGATTTGATTCTGGAGATCTTCGTGTGTGGCTTGATGGAATAATTCCATCAGGAACAAGTGTACAAGTTTACTATAAAGTAATGTCTAAGTCGGATACTGATCAGTTTGCAAATAAACCATGGATATTAATGACTCCATTGAATCCAGTAAATTCTCCAGACCAAATTACGATTGTTGAAAATCAATATGTTCCTTCGTTAAATGGAGAAAATCCAAGCGGAACTCTTTCGTATACAGTTAATAATGTACAATATCCTCTTGGCGGAACCTTTAAATATTTTGCAATTAAACTGGTTCTTTTTGCTGCTGATAGTAGTGTCCCGCCAGTTGTGACTGGATTAAGAGTCGCTGCCTTCCCTGCTGGTTAATTATGAAGAAGTTTGCGAAAATCAAAGATCATGAAGGATTAATTATGGATCTTTCTACTGGTGCTATTCTAAACACTGATAAAACAGTGGTCCTTAGACATCAAAAAAGAATTAATGAGATAGAAAAAGAAACACGTAGAGAAAACGAAATAAATAACATTAAGTCAGAGCTATCAGAAATAAAGCAGCTCCTCCAAATGCTAATTAAGAAAGATTGAGGGTTAAATGCCAACACCAGTAAATATCAGCCAAGTTCAAATAGCAAATACATTTAACGATTGGCGCGTTATCACCAACAATCTCGTCACCGCAATTAATCAGCTGAGCAATGGAGTATTCACAGCTACTTATGGTTCCATGGTTTTCTCCACAAGTTCTCCTGGTATTGTTATACAAAATACTGCAGGAACAGTTCTTACTGTCGGTGGTCTTTCAAACTTTCAAACAATCGACACGTCTCAAATAGTAAATTCTGGCGATATCAGTTCTGCTGGCTATAATGCAATATTCAGTAATCCTGGAGTTCTTTTACAGATTGCGAATACAGCTCAAACGAAGAATTTAATTTCTAACACTCAAATTTTTGCACAAAATGTGAACGCTAATGGATATGTTCTTGTAACTGGCCAAAATACAACAGGAACTCCATACAGCACACTTTTAGCAGGAAATGTTGTATTCAATATTGCTGGTAATGTTGCAATAACAAATACTGGTAATGTTCAGATCGCAAATACTCTATACTTAACTGGTGCTGGTGTTGGCTTAAATGTTTCTACCAGTACAGTTACTGCAAACTTAATTGTTGGTAATCCTGTTTATATTGGCGCAGCTAATGCTAACGTTTTTGGTTCCTTAAACGTACAAACGACATTGGCAGTTTCTGGAAATGTTAATCTATATTCCAATCTAGTAGTAACCCAAAATACTACATCAGGTAATCTTTCTGTTGTTACGTTAGCTAATATTGCAAATGCAAATATAACAACAGCTAATGTCGCAACACTTAATGTTAATGCGACTGGATCTGTAGCGAATATTGCTACTGCAAATGTGACTAATTTGAATGTCGCAACAGGTAATATTTCTTCTTTAAATTCAGCGACTGCAAATTTAGCCACAGGTAACGTCACCACATTAAATGTGGTCACTGGCGCTACAATATCAACTTTAAATGTTACGAATGAAACTGTAACTACTCTCAATGTAACAAATGAAAGCGTAACGACACTAAACGTCACAAATGAGACTGTTAATACGCTCAATGTTGTTAATGAAACAGTAACGACTCTCAATGTAACAAATGAAACAGTCAACACGCTTAATGTCTCTAATGAAACAGTAACAACTCTTAATGTTACTAATGAGTCAGTAGGAACATTGAATGTAACTACTGGAGCAACGATAGCAACTCTAAATGTTACAAATGAAACTGTCTCAGGAATATTGAACGTCGCAACAGCAAACGTCAGTACTCTAAATGTAACGAATGAAACTATAACCACATTAAATGTAACAAATCAAACTGTTTCAACTTTAAATGTTACGAATGAGACTGTAGGAACTCTAAACGTCACAAATCAGACTGTTAACACACTTAATGTCTCTAATGAAACTGTAACGACTCTTAATGTTACCAGTGAAAGTGTTGCAACATTGAACGTAACAACTGGAGCAACAGTAGCTACTCTAAATGTTACGAATGAGACTGTAACAACATTAAATGTTACAAATGAGACTGTCAATACTCTTAATGTCACAAATGAAACTGTCAATACTCTTAATGTTACGAATGAAAGCGTAACGACGTTAAATGTCACTAACCAGACAACAACTGGAATTGCTAACGTAGCAACATTGAATGTTGCAACAGCAGCATGGATTTCTAGCGCGAATATTGTCACCGCTAATGTACTGACTTTAAATGTTGCTTCTTTCGGTAGTATTGAAAATGTCGCAAACATCACTGTAGCAAATAGCTATACGACTAATGCGCAAATCAGTTATGCTAACGTGTATACTTTGGCGAATATAAGCAGCGCCAATATAAAAACAGCAAACATATCAACAGCTAATGTCACAAATCTTTATTTAAATGGCGGATCTGTCTATTTTGATAGTGCCCAATCATATAGTGTGACAAGCGTAGGTGATGCGACTTTCAATAATTTGATAGTTAAAGGAAGTCAGATTATTGTTGGTCCAATTGTTAACCAACAAAATGCACTACAATTAAGAACTCTAGGCTCGATAACTGAAGCTGATGGTCCTGGTTATTTCCAAGTATTCAGAGGAAATTCAGGCACCTTCGGAAGCAACAGTAATGCCGCAATTCAATGGTTTAATACTGCTAATGTCTGGAGATGGACCGCTAATGACGTCGCTGCAGTTTATTATACCTTCCTATCAACAGCTAATCTTTCTGATTCAATTACAACAACTGATTCAACAAATGCCGCTTCTCTGACTGCAGTAAGTACAGCCTATAGTAAAGCCGCCAACACTGTTGCTGTTTACGCTAATAGTGGACTCGTTCTCGCTGCTGGTAATGTTACATTTAATAATTCTTCGTCAGCTAATGCTGTTACGACAGCTAATGGAACCTTTGGTGCCAATGTTGCATTTACCGTAAACACAAGTTCTATTACTTCTGTTGGAACACTAACAGGATTAACAGTTCAGAATGGAACTAATGTTGCGACTCTTAATGCATCAAGCGTAATAAATTCAGCCTCATACTTAACTAGTGCAGGAATGGACGTTCCTGGACAAGCTAATGCTGCTTATGCTAAGGCAAATGCTGCTGCCAACTTGACTGCTGTATATGCTAATGGTGGATTGATTATGGCTAATGCCAATGTCAATTTTATCAATACATCAACAATAACTGTTTCTGCAGTTGCTAATGGAACGACACAATCAGCAAATATCTCGTTTTCTGTTCCAGCAGCAACAACTGTTCTTGGTTCTACAGGACTTCCTGGTGTTGTTGCTATAACTGATTCTAACACAAGTACAAGTACAACAACAGCACCAACTGCCAATGCAGTAAATGCTGTTAATCTTTTAGCTTCTCTTGCGAGCGGCACAGCAACTGCTGCATATATTGCAGCAAATTCTGCAGCTAATTCAGTAAGAGTTTCAGCTAATAGCGGATCAACATTAAATGCTGCATCTGGATTAAATTTTGTCAATTCATCAACAATATTAGTTTCCGTTTCGCAGAATTTAGACGGTAACGCAAACGTTTCTTTCGTTACATCTGGAGCATCAACTGCTGCGGCTGCTAATACTGTTGCTGTTTATGCTAATAGTGGACTCGTTCTCGCTGCTGGTAACGTTACGTTCAATAATTCTTCATCAGCTAATGCCATAGCGACCGCCAATGGAACTTTTGGTACCAATGTTGCATTCTCTGTAAACACAAGTTCTATCACTTCTGTTGGAACGCTAGGATCATTAAGCGTAACTAATGGAATTACTGCAGCCAATGCAACATTTAATAATAATGTTGCGATCGGAAGTGCTGCAATCGGCTCAGATTTTACAGGAAGATTGATTGCTCCTGGAACGTCACCAATTTCCTTAAGACAAGAATTTGGTACTGACGGAACTGGATGGCAATATCGTATTGCCAAAAATCAATCTGGAACTATAACTGATATTCTAACAATCCAAGATTCCGCGAACGTTGGTATTAATACAACTTCACCAACAGCAAATCTTCATGTCGTAGGTAACGCAAATATCACAGTTGGTATTAATACTGCTGCGATGACTGTAACTACTTTAAATGTTACAAACGAGACAATTACTGGCACGTCAAACATTTCAACGGCTAACGTCAGTACCCTAAACGTAACTAATGGAACAGTAGTCACATTAAATGTGACGAACGAAACCATAACAGGCACGTCAAACATTTCAACAGCTAACGTCAGTACTCTAAACGTTACAAATGAATCGGTTGGAACATTGAACGTAACGACAGGGGCTACGATATCTACATTGAATGTGACAAATGAAACTGTCAGCACACTCAACGTCACTAACGAAACTGTAACGACATTAAATGTTACAAATGAAACTGTCGGGACTCTAAACGTAACCAATGAAACAGTAACAACATTAAATGTAACTAACCAAACAATCACAGGTACATCGAACATTTCAACGGCTAACATCAGCACTCTAAATGTAACAACTGGAGCAACAGTATCTACATTAAATGTTACAAATGAGACTGTAGGTACTCTAAATGTAACCAATGAAACTGTAACAACATTGAACGTTACGAATGAAACTGTTGCAACTTTAAATGTCACGAACGAATCGGTCGGAACATTGAATGTAACAACTGGAGCGACAGTAGCCACCCTGAATGTCACGAACGAAACAGTTGGAACTCTAAATGTCACCAGTGAAAGTGTTGCAACATTGAATGTAACAACTGGAGCGACAGT